TATATCGTTGGGTATTTTATAAATGAGGTCTCGTCCTGTAACTTTAACTGTATTTCCATCTTGGTATAGTATTTTGAAATCTTTCCTTAATTTATTTGTTTGTGCTGCAGGCATGCTTTTCCTTGCTTTAGGTAACCTTCTTGTTGTTCTCTTACGTGCCGGTTTTGTTATGTATATGATTTTAGTTTTAATTTTATTTTTGTTTGTATTATTAGTCTTAGTTTTAGGTTTAGTTTTAGTTTGCATTTAGTAAGTTTTATTTGGCCCCACATCATACATACTTTTGATTATTTCTTCACCTATTTCTAATTCAATTTGCCTGGATACATAGTCAGCTTGCTTTTGTGTTAGTACCATGGTGTGTCTCTTTTCTACAGTTTTCATGAAATCCCAGTAACCCATATTTGCTGCCATTTTATTCTGGTATTTTCTGTGTCCTACATCTTCTATATTTTCTTTTTCTAGTTGAGCTATAAATTGCTGGTCATATGAATTTTCGTTGAGTTTCATGGCTACTTTCTGTTTGGTTCTTAATTTTCTGATTTCTTTGTCAGTTATCTTTGTATCTTGTTTGATTCTATCAGCTAATTTATCATAGTGATTTGCAAGGTTTTCGAAGAATCTGATGCCTTTATAATTTATTCTGAGGGAATATGCTATATCTCGCAGATATATTATTTTTTGAGCGAAATTGTAAGATTTTGTTTTAACTGAATATTTTGCTAAGGTCAAGAATTTGGCTATATCTCTAGTTAGGAATATTGATGTTTCTGTATCGTCTAAAAACCAGGCTCTTAAGGAACAAAATTTGATTATTGATAAATCTCCTCCTTCCAAAAATTTTAAGACTTGTCCAATTCCGTATGTTGATGCTTTTTGATCTTTGGGATCAGGCACTGATTTCAAGAAATACCTATAATAAGCTCTGTTAATGAAGTCTTTAGTGACATATGGTTTGTACATTAATGTGAAATCATCGCCTTTTGAAAAACAAACATAGTCTTTTCCAAAAACTAATCCAGCTTTATCATTAACATATCGGTTATACATTGCCATCCTAGTTGTGTTCATTAGGGTTGTGTCACAATCGCCAGAAAAGACTGTACCTAGTATTTTGTATGACATCAGGGGTTTCTT